GTATCTCCAGATAATACTTTATCTGCAGAATCCATAAACTCTTCAATTGTATTAGCTTCTATTGAATCAAGCTCATCACGCTTACCTAATACTTCAGATAGGTAAATCATAGCTCTAAGAACTTCTGTATCTCTACTTACTTCTCTACCGCTAGGTAAAGTAGCATCTTTAAATGGGTATGGACTTAATCTAACCCGACCAACTTGACCTTTATATCTAGCACCATTGGGATTATTGGAATCTACAAGAAATCCCTCAAATTCTCCACCAACTGGTTCTGATTCTACATGTAATACTACATTATACGCTTCCCTATCATAGGGAGTTTGATCAAATGTAATACTGTTGATTTTCACTTTCTGATTACCAACACTAATTACTGGTCTTGCTTTGCCGCTGCCGGCATTCATGTCTTTTGTACTTAACATACTTTTAATTAATTAATTATTTACTATACTCTATGATGCAATCTTTAACGTATTGCAAATCATTTTCTATAAAGGATTCTTCAAACATACCCATTGGAGATTTACAAGTGTTTTCTCCGTTGGTCTGAGTTTCAAATCCATATCTGAGAGTCCCGTCTTCTTCTTTTATTACTTTACCAAAAAGTACAATAGAAAATAAGCCCTCCAAAGTTAATGCATTATCTATCATTTTACCAACAGTTTTTGCCTTAACTTTTCTGTGCCCGTTCACATCAGTTGATTCTTCTGAATGAGTTAAGAAAAAGCAGAACAAATCATCTCTCAAATCTTTGGGCATTTTTGCAACCTGAGCTAGGTTTGAAGCTATTGAGGTGAATTTATCATATCCTTTTTCATTTGCTCTATCAAAATATTCAAAAGCGGACATATATTGCCAATCATCAATAACTAAATTAGTTATATGAGGCATTTTATCATTTACGTGTTGTATTGCTTTAATAATTCCATGAGCTGATGACGCATTTGTCATATTACCCGTGGGATTATCTTTACTAATTAAAGTATACTTTGATTTCCAACCCTTAAAAGGTAAGGGTTTATTTGCAATGTTAATCCAAAATGTTTCTTTTGGATCTAAATTTCTACCAGAGGTAGATTTACCTGACCCTGAGTCAGCAATTACTAAAACGCTTTCTGCCATTATTTATTTATTTAATTGTTTTGCTATTGTTTCTAATGCTACTGCAATTCTTTTTAGATATTGCTTTATATCTGCATCAGGATTTGGGAGAGGTTCAAGATCAAATATAGTTTTTGCTTCTTCATTTCTATTAGTGATATCATTTACAACAATGAGTTCACTAACTGGAACCAGGTGGCGCTCAAATCCAGAGTTACTAGTTATAAGTTCATACTCCTCTTTAAAATGAGGATTGTGCTTATGAAGATATAATGTTCTTTTTGGATCTTCAGATACATAATCTATACTTACAAATTCTGTATAAATATCTTCTGCCTTTTCAAGTTCACTTGGAAAAAAAGATACATATAAATCATCTTTACCATTTGGCCTATAAGCCATTTTAGGGATGTATAATGCATTAACATTTCCAGACTTTTGGAAATAATTTTCATGCTCTTCTCTGAGTTCAGAGACTTTCTTTTTTCTTTCTGATGGAGTCATTATTTTACTTTTAGTACTTATCATCTTCTATCTTGTTGTTCCGGAGTTGCCATTTCAGCTATTTGCATTTTTTCAAATTCACCTCTAAAGAAACTCATTCTTGTGTCACCATTTCTTGCTTTAAGAAAGTGTAATACTAAAGTCCTATCATCCTTTATAATATATCTGTCAGGGCCATAGTATCTGATCTTTTGTTTTGCAGGACGGTTGATACCAATTAAATTATCTGCATGCTGTAACATTGCATCTGAACCAAATATATCTGATTCTAATACATAGTTACCATACTTACCATCAACAGCACGTTCAGGGTTATCTATATTCCTATTAAGCTGTGATAATGCAATAAACAAACAAGGGTAATCTCTTTTACATTGTGTAAAGAACTCACCCAATTCAAATAACATATCTAATCTATTATTTTGATAAGGAGCTCTTTTAACAAGTATAGTATGATCTAGTGTAATAATAGTTTTAGTACCCTTATGCTCATCCATATACATATCAATTTGTTCACGCATTTGATTTACAGTCATAGGTCTACTGATAATATCAACAGGATTTTTGACTCTATCTTTTGCATATTGATGACATGTATTAATTACATCCGTAGATAATTTACTACCTGCACTACATAACTCTTTATAAGTTTTGCCAGTTACAGAACTAAACTCACGCATAGCTGAAGTTCTACCTACCATTTCAAATTGAAACTCAAGAACTCTAAAGTTATCATCTGGATTCAAATCAAAGGATTCTCTTATAATCTGATCTTTAATAAGAGTTTTACCTGAACCGGGACGTCCACCTATAACAGTCAAAGTATTCCACTCTAAACCATCTGTGGTAGCATCATTAAACTTTGGCCAAGGAGTATATACGGACTTTTCCAGTCCCTTTTGTCTATTTAGCATGTACTTTAAAGCCTCGTTGAATGATTCATATTGACCACCCCAAGCTGGTTTTGTTATACTCATAAGTTATATTCTTCTCTATATATTTTTTCTAAATAGCTTGCAACAGAGTAATATATTTTTTTACCTGTTTCTTGTGCTAACTTTCGGCTAGTAACTATGGCGGCATAAATACCAACATGCATATCATATCTGTGTCCTATGCAATCTTCACAGTTTGTTCTACCTCTTCTATGCTCTTGAATTAAATCTTCAGCAACTTTTTTTACTAATTTTTCATGAATTTCTTCTGATTTTGAGTTTTGATGTATCATACTACCTTTTCTTTAAAATGATCACTTTCAGTACTTATACCATCTCTGATCATGTCACAATAATCTGCAAGCTTTGAAGTTTTAACTTTGTGCTTGTCTTGCTTTGATATAAAATACTGGCTGTTCTGCATGTAAAGATAATTGTTTCTTTGATACTCATTTACATACATTTTAGTAGCTTTCATAATTTCTTCCCATGAATAATCATATTCAGCAAAGAACCATCTGAAATTTTCAGTAAGTATTTTAACATTATTTCTAGCAGGAACCCCTGAAGGTAATTTACCTTTAGGAAATATATCTCTATACTGATCTATATTCAGGCTTCCTGATTGTCCTAATAATTGTTTATCTGTCTTCTTTTTATTTACAGTAAAATAGTTATTTAAATATGCAATAACTTTATTGCCTTCAGCAGTTATATCTGAGTTTGAATCTAGATATCCCTGTTTTACAAGAGAATCATGATCTCCTGCATTATATGTTGAAGGTGTAACTCCTTCATGATAAGCAAACAATAGCATACACTGATTAGGCGTTATGCTGTACTTTTGTATTTTTTGGAAGAGTTGCCACATATTCTTGATATTTTTTAATCATAATGTTGTATAAACTACAGAAAACTGAATCATTATGCTCTACATAAGATTGTGTTTTGTTTAAGGAGTGTAATACTGTTGCATGATGAGTATTTATAAATCTTGCTATTTCACTTTTAGTAAATTTTAATTCATTATACGCAATGTGAATAAAGCATTGTCGTAGATTAACCCATTCTCTTTTCCTACACTTTTTTGCAAAGTCAGTATAGATCATAAAAGAAGGTTCATTTTCTTCTATATATTCAACAAATAATTTCCATATTTTTTTTAAGGAACCTTTATTATCTTTTTTGAATTCTGGGTTATAATATACATATAACTTAGTGTTATACTTTTTAAATATTTCAGATTTAAAATCATCAATTTCTTGCTTGATTTTTTTGTTTAAATAGCTGCCCATATAAGGTTATAAATTTAATAAATTTAAACCATTTTACCAAGTTATTGGCTTATGATTATGTATTTCCAAATGCTCATTTATGAACTCAAATATATTACATGAGTTCCACTTCCCACCTTTGTATGCAGCCGATGCAGGATGTGTTGCTTTGCATATGTACTGATTATTTAAATAGAATTGCCACTCTTCAGCTTTTTTACCTAATAAACCTACGGCAATATTAGATTTATCTTTATTTATTGCTGATAGTATCATTTGAGTTATAGGCTTCCATACATCATAATGACTACCAATCTTATTGATTTGTACTGTAAATGCCGTATTAAGCATTAAAACACCTTGTTTTGACCATCTTTTTAGATCTGGATTTCGGTTATAATTATCAAACTTAGTTTCCAGGTGATCAAATATATATCTTAATGATGGCTGTTCCTTCATTGTATAAGAGCAACTAAATGATACCCCATCTGCAACACCTAACTGCGGATATGGATCCTGACCCAATATTATTACCTTTAACTGGTCATATGGACAATGTACAAATGCATTAAATACATCAGATAATTTAGGTGTAAATCTCTGATCATTTTCTACATATTTTTTAAGCTTGTATATTGCCACTTCAAATTCAGCAGAGTCAATAATAGGAAACAATATTTTTTCCCATCCTGTATCAGATAGTTTATCTTTGAATTTTTTTCTTATATTGTTTATGTTAATCTCAATTTTATTCATAAATTTATACTATTAAAGTTTATAATTATGTCTGAAGAAAAAGTACCAGTGCAAGATACATATGATTTTTCAAAAAATATTGAAAACATATCTTTAAGTACAACATATATATATGGTTTAGAACAGTTGATGGTTTATTTCTTAATGAAAAAGGAAGATCCATCTACCATTAAATCAATGTTTGACAAATTTAATAAATATGTTGAAGGTAATTTAGATATGGAAAAAGATCCATTTACAGAAGAGGAAGCTCATTTATACACAATTTTCTCGTTACAACAACTTTTGAAAGCAAAAGCTTATGAGCAAAAACTAAATGTAAAAGTTAATGCTACAGTTGATCAATCATTAATAAATGAACTCCTTGCTGCTACTGCAGATAATGATTATGATAAGTTCAACGAGATTAATAAAAAGATGCAAGATCAGCTTAATGAACAGTTATCTTAATTGAATACCCAAATCATCACCTAATCTCAAACATTCCTGGATACAAAGATTTAAATCATCTTTGTCACAGTCTGCAAAAGACTTACAATATTCCTGTTTATCTTTCATAAAACATAGGCCAACATTACGTTTAACCATAAGTTTTACTTCTTCAAATGTATAGCCTAGATCATTTGCAATTTCTCTAATCATTGCATGCAATCTTGCTAATTGTGCATTACTACCTTTACCAGTAGTTACACTTATAAACATTTCTAAATTTGCACCATCAGGTAAATCTTTTAAAAATGCATTCAATCTTGTTTGTTGAATTTTAGCTGGAAAATCAAGCTCTCCATCTTTAACAGAGAGCTTGAGAAAAATATTATTTCTCATATTTTTGCTTTTTCTAACTCATTAATAAGAGCTTGTAATTTACCAAATTCATCATATACAATTCTAGGTTCTGTATCCATAAATTCAACATACCATTCATGATTTACAAGTTCATCATTACAACATGATATTAATGATAATCCTTTTGCTATTTCATAAACATAATAATAAAACGCAGGTTTACCATCAATATCATCTACTGAATCTTCTCTTTTAAATCTTAGTAATTTTAATTGTTTTTCAGTCATCTTAATAATCTTTTAGTTTCTGTGTTGACCTGATCTTCTGACCAATCATTGTGCTTAACATGCAGTAGCTCATGTACTATGTCTTCTTCTGTTAAGTCTCTGTCATAATATATTACCGCATGTTTAGTAGTAGAGTCATAGTTTACTCCTATAAAGTAGCAATCTTCTGGTGGACAATCACATACAACCTGTTCATTATCTAAAGGTTCTAATGTAACTGTCCACTCAGTTAACTCTAACTTCTTAAGCCACTTGTCAATCATCTTTGTTTTGGTTTAATTATCTATAAATGGTAACCATTTTGCTGCTTTTTCTTCAACTTTCTCATCTCCAAAGAGTGTTGCAACAAGTGCTAAAGATAAGATGCTTAAAACGATTAAACACATCAGCATGATCATACCTCCCGCAAGATGTAAAATGAAACTTCCAACTGATTCACTTTCTAACAATTTGAATGCTCCCCATCCAATACCATAAAGCACTGCAAGGTTGCAACATAACCAGGTTAAATAACCCATTCCTAATAATAACTTTTTCATAATTAATATAATTTACTTAGTGAACTACTTGTTAAAGTAAATACTTTAGCTTTTAATCCACAATCTTTAAACAATTCATTTACCCATGTATTACAAGTCCTTAAGAAAAAGTATGAACCTTTGGCTTCATAGAAATTATCACGTATGTTAATTCTTTGACCATGCTCATTTTGTTCAAATTGATCTAGTATTTTAGATTTTAATAAATCAAATTGATCTTTAGTAACTTTTACTGTTTTCCAGTTTGGATTTTTATAAAAATATTCTGTTACACGCATGCAAGACGCAGGCTCTGTAAATAAAGCCTTGAATCCAACAGTGTATGTTAAATCTTTCCATTCAGGAACATCCATAAAGAATATTTTAGATCCCCATCCATAGGCCATATATCTATTGCCTTCTGGAATTACTATGTCTATATGCATTCCGTTATCATAAAGATATACTTCATGATCTCCGTTGCTGTATTCACCTACCGGTATATAATGCAATGTAAATATTACTAAGCTTGCTATTCCCGTTGATAAAAGTGCTATTAATATGAATTTCAGTAATTTTTTCAATATTTTCATTACGGTTGGTTTTGGTGGTTATTTAAATCTTACTGTGTTATCATCTATTTTAATAAACTCATATCCGCATTTTGTACAATATAGATCTACTGAACTATATTGAACTAGTTTATCTTTCATACAATTTGGACATAATATATTTGTAGGTGATGTAACATCATTTATTTTACGCATGTATTGTTCATACTTTTCTGGATTTTCTTCCAGTTGCTGCATGAAAAGTTCTTTCATTCTTCCCATTGTTATAAATAAAAAAGGGGGTTTTATCCCCCTGTTAATTTTAAAGGATCAAAATATGTTATTTTACTCTGATCAAAGGTTTTTAATGCATCTTCAACCCATTTCTCATCTTGTGTGCCTTTATAACATAATATATGACACACAGCTTTTTGATCTGGTGATAAACGCAATAATCTACCTATCCTTTGCGCTGATTTCCTATTATTACCATAAGCATGCATAATAATACCTTGGCGCAAATTAGGTATAGATATACCTTCACTGAGCTGTAATACACAAGATAGTTTATCAATTCTTCCATCACTAAATAATTCTAAATTTTCTTCTGATTTTTTGTTTCCTGAGTGATAACTATGCTTGCACATTCTATCTGCTTGAGCTTGCGTATTTGCAAATATAATACACTTGGTATTTATATTTTGAAGCATACCTTTTAGATATTCTTCTTTAGTTTTATATTCCATTAAACCACGCATTCTCATTATAGCAGCCATTTGTTGTTGTTTTGCTGTTAAAGCATCTCTACAACGTCCGGTTAAATAGCTGTAATCCAAATATTCTGATGTATACCATACTCCTCCATTTTTAGCTTTCTTGGCTAGATTTTTAATTTTAGATAATTCTAACCAATGAATAACTATACTATAGTCATTTAAGATATTGCTATCTGTAGCTTCATCTACAGAAAATTCAAAAACTATGGGACAGTATTTATTAACCATCTTATATTTTTCAGATGACTTTTTTACTGGAGGTGTACCAGTTAGACCAAGGATCTTACCGTCAAACTCATCTAAGAATTCTTTATGAGATTCTAATAAACTATGACATTCATCTAAATAGATTACATCATATTCTTTAGGATCTTGTTTGTTGATAGATAAGTAGGTTGTAAATGTAAAATGACTTTCTAATGCAGATAATTCCATCTTTTCAAGTTCATCTAACCAGGCATCCTTAACAGATAATTTTGGTATTACAACTAATGCATTTATAAAAGGATGATAGTTTTTCTGAAAATGCTGTATAGCAATTCTAGTTTTACCAACACCCATTGAGATCCCTAAGCCACAGCGTTTATGACTTAGGGTTTTCTCTAAAGCCTCTTGTTGTATTTTTTCTCTATTTGACATCTTTATTTTTCTTAAGATGGTCATATTTATTTTTTCCTGTATGATCATAAACATAACCTGTATGGTCGTGTGTTGAATCTTTACAATATTCAGGTCCACGATAGAACTCATATTCATCACACATACATTCAGGTACTTGACCACCACAAGGAATTGCAGTTTGACAAGACATAAAATAGGTGGAAGCAAATATTCCAAGTATAATTGTTAGTTTTTTCATGATATTATGATTTATAAATCCACATAAGAGTGGACTTTGGGTGATTTTGTAAACGGCTATGTACAAAGCGGAAGTTATCATTTGATATTGCAGGACAACCCCATCCTTCTGGAGTACCAGCTGGATATACTTCTTCATCACTAATTGCATCCCAAGAATGGAATACAATATCTCTTTTACATGCATTAGAGTTAGTTTCATCTAAACCATGCAAAAGATATTTAGTGTGAACACCAAACATACTATAACCTTTTTCTCCAATTTTATATTTACCAAGAGATGATAAATGACTATCTTGAACATTACTAAAACTTGGATTAGATTTAGTGTCATCTGATGACCACATATTTACACCACATCCATGACTCACTAAACATTCTCTAATAATTTCTTCTTTATTGTAATCATAAAGATAAAATCTGTTTTTACCTGAATGAATGCTCATATCTATTAGAATACCAAAATCCGTATTCATGTTGTTTTTCTTACAATAATCTTGTGCAAGCTTAGCTTGACTATGAAGTTTTATTTTACTTGCTGATATTTCTTTTGGTTGTGGTATATCTTTACTACAACTTGAGGCAAAGCCCCATAGCATAACAGCTCCAATTATTACAGTTTTCATAACTAATTTATTTTGGATATACTAAACCCTAATTCTTTTGACTCTTCAGGGTGAGTTTCTATCCAGTTGTGACAATTTCTACATACTGATAACCAGGTATTTGTATCTAATAGATACTTTCCACGGCCTTTTTTATGATGCACATCTGTAGACTTTAATGTACATCTATGAATTTTTGCTTGACACATAGAGCGTTCAGCAAGCCACGTTTTACGCAGCTTACTGTATTCTCTTTGTTCTTGTGCTAGTTTTTTGCTAACTTTTCTCATTTTATCAATAGAAAGTTTTTAGGTAAAAGACCTAAATGCATGAACCTTAATATTACATCCTCATATGTAATACCTAAATCTTTTAAAGATGAGGTATTTATATGATTAGGATCAATATCTGTTACAGGGACATTCATTAACTCTTTTATAAGAGGGCTTTTGTCCCCAAAGGTAACATATAAAAACTTATTAAGTTTTTTATTGCTGATAATTTGCTTCCACTCATTTAGTATAGTTTGACCTTTACGCCATACTTTGCTAATTCTTTTTTTCTTTTGTGGATGCATTGCAGCAATTTCTTCCTTTGAATAAACATTTAAACCGTGTAATACACGTTTAAATAAAAAATGTTGTTGAGGGTTAAGTTTTGTATAGCTTAACTTGCTGATGTGTGCTTTGTTTGCAGAATAAGATTCATATACTCCATAGTACATATATCTTTCTTCTCTTTGTTTAAGTTGCATTATTGCTTTTTCTTTTTCTAATAATGCTTGTTGATCTTGTGATAACATAATATATTGGTTTTAATTAATAAAAAAAGGGGTCTTCCAGCTATGATTTTACTGGAAGATACCCCCGTGTGCTTAACATCACTGACTTTACAGTGCCCAACGTCTAGATACATGCCATTTAGGACTTACATAATCATGAGCGGTTGGTCTTTTATAATTCAAATGAATCTTCTTCTATTTCATCTTCTACTTCAGAAACAGTTTCTTCTAATTCAGGTTCTGCTGTTTCTTCAGGAAATTCATCTTCAGCTATTGCTTCTGCACCTGCACCTTCTGCATTTGCAGCTCTAATAGCATCACCATTTGCATGAGGAATCATATTATCCTCTTGTAAACCAGTTGCATCATAGAAAGTAGTTCTATAAATTGGTTCACCGTCAGCAGTACAACAAATAATTCCTGTACTACCTGCAATTTTAAGATCACGATCTGGATCTTCTGCATTAAATGGTTCTGTGGACTCTTTAACTACAATTTTACCGTCCAATGTTTGACCTTTCTTAAAGTTTAATTCTTTAAGATCATCTATATTACCCAAAATAAGGGCACTTCTTGTTTTTCGTTGAACCCATCCACTAGAACTATAACTTACTGCATCTTGGGTTACTCTTACATATCCAATTTCTGGATTCTTTGACTGACGGATAACATTACCGTTATCATCAGCAACAACTGTTACTTTGCTGTTTGACATAATAAAAAAAAAATTTAAAGGTTTTTAGAATACTATTATTCTATATCATCTGGATAAAAATCTGTGTCATACATTTTATCTTCTGGATCTATTTCATATAAGTCTGGCTCATAGTCTTCATCTATTTCTTCAATAAATGCATCTTTGGCCTTTCTTAATTCATCAGAATAAGAATGATAAAATGGATTATTAGATTCTTCTTTAGTATACTGAACACCCAATCCGTTAAGTTCTTTTATTTCCTGATCCGTTAAATCTAAATAGATATCAACAGAGCATTCAATAATCTTTCCGGATGGTAATTGTATAATCATGGCATAAGAGTAACCAAATTTAACAATTAAACGTTCAATTTAAGAGAAAGTATTACATTTTTGAGTTTAAAAACAAAAAAAAGTTATAATTATATAGCTAACTCAAATAAGTTTGATCTTGCGTCCTACTCTTTTTATGTAATTAAGCTCTTTTAATTCTGAAATATAAACAGATATTTGGGTTTGACTCTTATTTGACATATCTGCAAGCGTTGATATTGATGGATAACAAGTTCTAGACTTATCAGCATAGCAAGTTAACAATGCATACAATCCTTTTGCTTGTAATGATAACTCTGGATCTGTTATGACATCATAGTTTACTATACCAAATCTTTTCACTTATAATCTTTAGGGTTTTCTATTACATATGTTGATGAAATATGCTCATATGCATCTTTATCTGATAATTTTAGTAATTCATCATCATTCCATGCATATTTGCTATTCATATCTTCTCCAAAAGAATTTTGTTTATTCTTTATAAAGTATTTTAATCCCAAGTAAGTTTCATATTCAGTGTCAAGAAGTTGAGGTGATATCTGAGGCATTGTTAAAGTATTTAATTTCTGATTTATCTATTTTGATTAATTCACATGTATTAATTGCAACATCTAATGTACTCAATTTTAATTGATCATCATATAAGAAGACTTTACACTTCATTCTATAATGATATGGATTAAATTTTGAGCCCCAATCATCTGAAACTAGAACTTGACCATATACATAACCATCTTCAAATAAGCCTAAGTCATACAACTGATCTAAATCTGCTGTAAATTTATCTTCATCCCATAAAGTTTTGAAATAATCATTCTTATTTAAAAACTCATAATTTGGATTATCCATAACTGTTGCAATATATTCTAAATTACCATCTGTTATAATGCCAGCTAATAAATCCTTAACTTGAGGAGTTACATCAGGCTTAATTATGTTTTTTAATACAAGTTTGGTTATAATGTTACTTTTCATTTTTATTCTTTAATAAGGTAAGAACACAGGTAGGCACCACACCTACCTGCATTACTTACCTACCACTCATCAACCTAACCAATGTTGATATATAATACTGGTATTGTTAGTATACGGTATACCGGAATTATTTATAAAAAATATCCTTTGGTATAATTATTTTTTTGTCAAAAGGATCTTCATAAATCTCAAATGATTTTAAATCTTGGTCAGTAAATCCTTTAATTACTAATCTTATTCCACGAAACATTTGTTGTAACTCTTTAATTTTTTTAAGATTTTGAATGTGAGAATTAAAACTTATACCTTTTTTTTCTTCTTTATAAGAGAAAAGTATTACGTTACCTGCATAAAGATTTAATGAATATCCTTCATCTTCCGCTTCTAACTTTGTTGGTAATTTTAATGATACTAAATTATCATGAAAATTTATATACCATTTTGGTATTTTCCAACTAATGGGATAATGTGTGTAGTCAATTGTGGTTGTGTTAGTTTTAACATTATACACTTCACGTACTGAAGTGCTAAAATAGTTTTGATGTAACATCAATTGATGTTCTCCTTGTATTAGATTCATGGCATGCCCCCGAAAGAGCTTGCCATGATCTGATTTTATAAGAGTTTTATACATATTATGCTACTATAATAGCAATAATTGTCATAAATGTGAACCATGATATGGTTGCTGTTGTACTGGTAAATTTAATTTTCTTTTTCATTTTTTAGATTTTTTAATTTTGATACTTAATACTACAAACGGTATAACAATAGTATACCTTCTAATTGTATAATCTGCATGTCTACTGACCGGATCTGCTGCAAATCCAATTGCAATTATAAATCCAGTTTCAACATCAAATGTTGTTTTTCTTGCCTTTCTGACGATTGTATAAGCCATTACTCCATTTTTTTTTTTGGTTTTTAATTAGAGAGAAACCCCGGACTTTCCGGGGAATAAGTTTAATTTTGTTCTGCTTCCAATTTTTGTATGTAATTACCACAGTATAATAAAATACATGCTGCTGTTCCAGGTATTAGAGATAACATTATCCATTGATTATCTACAGGACCAGCAAATATTTGCACATAAAGTGGTGTAACAAACAATAAACTACATATCATACCTAGTATAATAAGTAGTAATCCTTTATTTTTCTTTTTCATCTGGTTGATTTTTGTGTTTAACTTTTCTTCTATATTTCTTTTTGTTTCTGTGTACTGAGTGCTTCATTGCTTCTTGTATCTCTTGTTGAGTTACTTGAATCTTTTTCATGATGTAGATTCACCAAGCATTGGCATCAACATACATCCCCAGAAACAATAACATAATATAAATGCTAGGATATTTGCGTCTCCCATACTTCCCAGTAAGGCTGTGAGCGTTCCTAATAAAAGGATTGACCACAGATATAAGATTAAATTTTTCATAACGTTTGTTTTAAAGTGTTAGAGAATAATTTTTCATCAATAGATCTTGCATTAACAAAATCAATTTGGTTAATCATATAGTTGATTACTCCATATCTTTCTTCTTGAGCATCTTTACCAAATTGACCAATGTTATCTGCTATTTCAATAGCAAGTTTTGCTTTTTCTTCTAATAGCATATTCTTTATGCTGTCTCTTTCTTCTTTTGGTAGATGGTTTATCATTTTTCTTACTACCATTAATTCTATCATTTCCATGATTATAGTTTTTGAGTGAATAAAAATGGAGTGCCAATAGCTGACACTCCTATGTACATTTTTGTCAAAGTATTATACTGATTTGACAGTCAGTTCTTGATTGTATACTATGTCTATGTAATTCTTTGGATTTTCATTAAACCACTTTAGAGTTTCAAAGAAATAATTGCTATCCATATGGTTACCGCTCATTTCATCTCTTTCTAATAAGTCTCCATCTTTAATGATATATGTCAACAATCTGATTCCGCAAGGATGATTTATAAAAAGCTCATCATACGGATATTCTAATGTTGGTAAAACATGTAACTCATAGCTTGGATCAGCTATACTCTTAAAAATAGTTGGTTGATCTAAATTCATATCAAACAAATACATTGCATCTTCAAATAAATTTCTCATAATGTTTGGTTTTTGAGTGAATAAAATAATACTCTCACAAGGTTGCAATCCTTGATAACACAACAAGACCTATTTCCCAGTCTCTTTGATCTGTTACTATCCTTCAATAGTCAGCCGTTGTTTTATTTCACCAGTTGTTCACACCTGCAATTGGATGAGAGTAAAAAAGGTTTCCTTCTATGGGAGTTGCACCCAATCCACGATCATACAATTGCCATTGTAATCACCCTAATAGGATTTGCATCTAATCTGCTAGAAGGCTTGGTGGCAGTAGTAGGATTCGAACCTACTTTTTCCTATCTGTCATAGGAGCTATCATTCTTATGCAGTACTGCCCAGTTAAAAAAACAGTTGTAGTGTATATTCCAATTATCTTCCTTTTAAAACGGATTAAGTAACCTGTAATATACTAATAGTTGAGGTGTTCTATTTTACACTGTGTACTTTAGTAACCTCTCAGCAATGGCAATTAGTCTGTCAATTCAGACCCACTATTTTTTCTACAACTGTTAAAGAAAAAAATAAAACCTAGCACTACTCGGTTTTTAATGTCAATGACCTATCCTTTCGAGATAGTTAGCACACGGGCAGTAAGACCCTTCATTGACTTTGCCATACTATGATTGACTGCATAGTAACAGAATAAGATATAGTTGTTCTACTCTTTATCAATCTCATTGGCCAATAAGACATCAATTAAGTGCTATTGCATTTGTGCTGGCACACAAAATTCATAGCCCCTTTCGGGATAACATCATATATTGCTACATAATGATTAGGCACTTCCAACTATACCATAAGCTTTAGAGTGTTACCACTCCTTGTCCAGTACTAATTTTTAATTAGTCTTAGCATTTTACGTCTTACCAGGATAGTAGCTCAAATCCCTGATTTTATAAACAACCACATATAGCTTGCAGGCTATACTCTTTATTTATAACACTGGTAGTTTTAGAACCCTGCAAGGCCTTTGTCCTACCCACCCTTGTGTACAACTGCTCCCCTTACAAGAAAGGTACTGATTGCACGGTGTTTTGACTATCATAGTAAACTATGCCACAGTTCAACATCTGTGGTTTTGTATCCCGCCAACATGGGATAATATCTAAAAAGCAGTTTGTCTTCATGCTTAGGAATACGCTGTTGCCAAGGTTTGTTTTAGACCATACACTCAGGTAGGTACTTGACTATGTCATAAGACGTACAGCCTTTCTACTGTATTTTTGGGTTCTCTTATATAGAGAAGGAAAGCAAAAAGAAAGAGTTTTGGTTTGGTTAGGAAAACTCTTAAAAACCTAGAGAGAGGAAATAGTACTAAGACTATTCCAATAGTAGTAAAGACTCAATTCAAATGTATGTTCTTTCAACTACTTAGTTTCTTCATCTATCAGTATAACACTGCTGACAGATGTGTACTTCATCACAAGCACAAGTAAGTTCAGGATTAATTGCATATAGTTCTGCCATATCAGCGAAC